TTATATTAGAATCAACTATATAGTTAAAATCATTTAAAAATTTATTTAAATTGTTTTTCATTTTATGGATAATAGAATTATTTAAAAATATAATATTAAATTCTTGTTGTGAAGAAAATATTAATTGGAAATAATTATCATCATTTAATTTTATTTTGATGTAAAAAAAATCTATAAATGAAAAGCTAAAATTATATTTATTAATCTTAAAATAATAATTTGGGATAATAATTAAATCATTTATTTTATTGAAATTTTTGTTGTAATAATTTATGTCAATCCAGATGTGAAAATTATTATCTTTATTGCTTATTTTTTCTAAATTTATATTTTTGTTTTTATTTTTAATTACTTTAACAATTTTTTTATTTAAATGTTTTTGATGAAAAATAAAATGCCATGAACGTTCAAAGAAATGTCCTTCTTCAGGATTAGGGTGATAATCAATAAATCTAATTAAATGTTCATAAAATATTTTGGGTTTTTTTAATATTAATGATTTATGCACACTAAATATTGCACCCCATGCTACATTAATGTAATTAACTTCACTATCATCAAAATCTAGAAAATTTTTTAACCATGAATAGCAAGTAAAATATGATTTTTTCATAAAACCAGAAGCTTGTTCTTGTTTCCATTTTCCAAAATGTTTTATGGGATGTTTTAATATATCTAAATCTACTTTTTGTAAAGTAGCATTAAAATCATTAGTTTGAAAATAGTTTTCAAGACTTAATTGATTATGCTTAATATTTTTATCAAATTTTAATGAACCTTGGAAAAAAATAGTATATTCTTTTAAATTATCATAATTATTTATGATATGATATAAAAAAGTATGACTTTCTCTACCAAAATTTGGAAGATTTATTACATTAAAATCATTTAAATGTTTGTCATTGTTTCCTTTATTATAAACAATAGTTATGTTTTTAAAATTTGATAACCAATTTATATTTTCGTTAAATCTTGAAACAACAATTTGAAAATTATTTATCATTTCATTCATAAAAAAATATATTAAAAAAATAAATATTATTAAACGATTTAGTTTAAATATTAAATTATATTAAAAATAATATTATATATTATGATTGCTAATACTATTGAAAAATCAAGTAGTAATAATTTAGATAATAATGAAAAAAAATCTGCAAAAAGAGTCGTCAAAAGAATTAAAAAGGATGAAGAAAACAAAGAAACAGGTGGAGAAAAATCTGGAAAAAGAGTTGTAAGAAAAGTTTCAAAAAATAAAGATGAAAATCAAGAAATAAATTTAGAAGCTACAGAAATTAAAGGAAATAATATAAATAATGAAAAACCAAAAAAAAGAGTAGTAAGAAAAGTTTTAAAAAAAACAAAAGAGGAAGAATCAGAATCAGCAGTAGTTGAAGAATCAGCACCAGCAGTTGAAGAATCAGCGCCAGCAGTAGTTGAAGAATCAGCGCCAGAAGCAGTTGAAGAATCAGCGCCAGCAGTTGAAGAATCAGCACCAGCAGTTGAAGAATCAGCACCAGCAGTTGAAGAATCAGCACCAGCAGTTGAAGAATCAGCACCAGTAGTTGAAGAATCAGCACCAGCAGTTGAAGAATCAGCGCCAGCAGTTGAAGAATCAGTGCCAGCAGTTGAAGAATCAGCACCAGCAGTTGAAGAATCAGCACCTGATGTTGAAGAATCAGAATCTTCACAATTAGAAATAAAAGTAAATAATATTAAAGAATCAAAATCCAAGAAAAAATTATCACCAAAAGAAAATAAAGCAGTTAAAAAATCAAGTCAAGCTAAAGTAGTAAGAAAACCTGCAGTAAGAAAAACTAAACAAGTTAAAAAAACAACACTATCTGAAAAAGTTGAAGAATCAGCAGCAGCCGTTGAAGAATCAGCAGCAGCCGTTGAAGAATCAGCAGCAGCCGTTGAAGAATCAGTAGCAGTCGTTGAAGAATCAGTAGCCGTTGAAGAATCAGCAGTAATTGAAGAATTAGAACCTAAAAAAACGGAAAAAAACATATTTTTTGAGATAAAAGAAAAAAAGAAAGTAATAATTGAAGAAAATTTAGATGATATAGAAAATAAAATTAATAATAATTTCAAAGATGAAAATAATTACATAGAAAATTTATTAAATGAAAGTATTAATGAAAAATTATTTGATAAACCAAAACAAGAAGGAATAAAGGAAGAAGTTAAGGATCAGAAATTAGAAAAGAAAATAAGTAAAATTATTGATAATTTAAAGGGTAATATAATTGCAGAATATACATTAAATGATATTAAGGACACATTTAGAAATATGAGTCATAGTGCTATATTGGTACAGATTCTTGATAATAAATTGTATTATTTAGAAAAGAAATCAAATATTGATGAAAGTAAGCATGTACATATAATTAATATGTTACACGATCTAACAAATAAATTTTTAATAAATGATACAACATTTATTATAGATAGTGATAACAAATTAAAAGAAGATAAAAATTATGTATTAAGATTCAACAAAGTAAAAAATAATAATAATTCATTATTAATAAATTACAATTTGGATTATGAATTAGAATTAAAAAATATGAATTGGGAAGATAAAGTTAATAAAGTATATGTTAATGCTAGATATTTATCAAAAGAAACATATGGAAAAATTAAATATGTTTTTGATAAGGATAATTTTGAATTTAGTGATGATTCAAGTTACGAAAAAGCAAATGAATATAAATATGTATTATTTGAAAGTACATTAGAAACGATAGATTATAAAGTGGATTTATTAAGAATGAATAGTGTATTAATTAATATGAGTTATGATAATAGTCAAGAAATTGAAACATATTATTCAAAATTTTTAGTTGAAAATGAGAATTATTTAGTAAAAAAAATAAATAAATATGAAGAGTTAGAAAAAATGAATGATTATGTTAAAAATTTAAGTAATGAAAATAGTTTAATGATTATTAATAATAATCAAAATAAAATTAAAGATATATTTAGTGAGCAAGTATTAGATAATTACATGAAAGATATATTATCAAAATTATCATTAAAATGTTTCACAGATACAAAATTAATGAATAGAAAGATCTTTGTAACAAATAAGGAAAATAATTATTTATACAATAGAATTGTCTATAAAAATAATATGTTTGACTTTTATTTTCAAGGTAAAGATTTTGAAATAATGATGAAAGATAATAATGAAAAAATTAATATATTAGTAAATGAATTTACAACAAATATATTTTATAATAATGAAAATATTTTTAATTTTAGAGTACCAAATTTAATATCTAATTTAAACTCATCAAATTATACAATGGTCATACGAAACAATCAATTATTTTTGTATAAAAACAAAACGGTATTAGTAATTAAATGTGCTTTACCAGTAATATTTAATATTGAAGTATTAGCATTACGTACATTTAATAGAGATAATTGGTGGATTTGTTAAAATAAAATATAAAAAGTATAATAATTAAATATGAAAAAATATATATCAATAAATATATTTGAGAATGAGAAATATAGAATAAATAAAGTAAAAGATGGATTTAATGATAAATTTGAAATAATAGAAGAAAATGATAAATTAAAAATTAAAAGAGTAGATGCAGATGAGGGATGGGGTGCTAATTTAAAAATGAAAATATTTGATAAAGTAAATAATAAAGAATACATAAAGGAAATAGGAAATTCAAATAAGAATAAAGTAAAAGTTGATTTAGAAAAAAACATAAGTAAAAATCACTATGAAAATAATTTTTATAAATTATATGCTGTATCTGAACATAATGATTTATTCAAAATCAATTATAATGAAATAAGTAAAGAATTAAGTGTAAAAAGAACTGATGAAAATATAGGTTGGGAACAAGATTTAAAGATAGAATATTATGAGAAAATGACAAAAAATATTAAATATCTACATGTAGGTTCATCAAAAAACAATAAAAAAAAAATAATTATAGATATAAACAAAATAGATTATATAAGGATTCCGGATTATTATGAGGATAAAGTATATAAAATAAAAAAGATAAAAAATGAATACAATGATAAATTTGATTTTACAATAGACCATAGAACAAATATACTAAAAGTAAAAAGATTAGATACAGATGAAGGATGGGGACAACCTTTAATGGTAAATATTGAATATAAAAATAAAAGTTATGATATATATATTGGTTCAAGTGAAATAAATATATTATTAAAAAAAGTTAATTTAAAGGATTATAATGTATATGTATGTTTAACAACAATACCAAGTAGAGCAAGTAATGAAATATTAGTTCAAAATATAAATAATTTTATAAAAACCCAGACTTATGATTTCACTAATTTATTGATTACAATACCAAAAAAATATAAAAGATTTAAAGAAAATATAAATGACAAAGTAAAAAAAAAATTAAAAAGTATTAACAAAGTAAAAATTATAGAAAGTGATAAAGACTATGGACCTGCATCAAAGTATTTAGGTCCATTAATGAATAATTACATAAAAGATAATGATTTATTAATAGTAATAGATGATGATAGAATATATAATAAAAATCTAGTGAAACATTTAGTAACTGCATATAGGTCATTCAATCAATATGAATATTTTTCAGGATTATGGTCACATTTTTTTGATAAAAGTTATAAATATTTAAGTAAAGATTATTTAGAAATAACAATACATCAAGAAAAGAATGAAGATAATTTTAAATTTGGCAATGGTTTAGGTGGATTTTTTGGATTTGCGATGAATATAAAAAACAAGAAGGAATTTATAAATTATAATTTGAAGATATTAGAAATCATAAATAAATCATTTTTTCATGATGAAGGAATACTACTAGGGTATTTAAAGAAAAAAGAAAAAAACATAATATATTTAAGACATGTTGGTTGTGATGAATATGAAAAGGAAACAGTTGATGCTTTATGTAAAAGTGGTTTATGTAATAGAGAATTAATAGAGAAAGAAATATTATATGTAACAAATTATCAATTAATATTATAAATAAGTTGAAAATCTTTTATTTCAAATTCTATTTCATTAAAATAGTTATCAAAATTAAAAATAATTAATTGATTTTTTTTTAAAATAGTAATATTAAATTCAATTGATGTAAATTTATTTATAACAATATCTTTAAAAAATTCATTATAAAATTGTAATGGATAATGTGTTTTAAGTCCAGTTTTATCATTTAATGTAAATTTATTATTAATTTTAATATTAAATTTAATTTTTACAGTTATATTGGAGTTTTTTTCTTCACTAAATTTAAGATTATAACCACACCATAAAAATTCTTGATATTTATTTGTTATATTTTTAAAGAAGTAAAAATGATTATTGTTTATTTTATTAAAAAAGCAATGATTGTTATAGTAATCAATATTTTGGATAAAATTATTTTCGAATAAAAACCCATTATTAATAAAGGTAGTTTTAATATTGTTTAGTATTAGATATTCATTTTTATAATAAAAATCATTTAACAACAAATGATACTGGATATGATTTTCATGTAAAAAATCTAATATATTATTCTTAACATGAATTAATTTATCAAAGTACTCAAAAGGAATTATAGATAAATCATAATTTAATTCGATATTATTATTATTATTTTTGTAAGATAAAAAATTAATTTTATTGATAATAATATTTAAATTGGATATAGTTTGTAAATATAAAATATCAATATTAGAAATAAAAATAAAATCATAATTAATATTTAGTTTATTAATACTTTCATGAGTAAATTGTAAAATATTATTAAAATGAATGTTATTAGAGTAAAAAATAAAATGTGGATTAATGTTTTCAAAGATACTTTTTTCAATATTATTATTATTTGAAATAATTGCAATAATATAAACATTATATATTTTTTTAAAAATAGAAATAAGATTATAATTTATATTATTTAAGTTATGTAATGAATTATTATTATTTTTAAATAAGACTATAAAAATATTCTTTTTATTATTTTTAGAAATTTGATTTTTATTTATATTTATATTTTTAATATCAATGTTTATTTTGTTTGAATAATCATCAAATATAAATATAATATCTTGTTCATATTTATTAATAATAGGTATAGATATTTTTTTATATTCATCAGAATTAATATTATTTAAAAAATGTGAGATGGTGTAGTTAAAAGGGTGGTGTAATTTAAGACCACAATTATAATGATTGTTAATAAATTGGTTAGATTTTATTTCAAATTCAATATTATATGAACCTTTTTGAATAGAGAATCCAAACCATTGAAAATCTTTTAATCCGATATTTGTTTTTTTAAATTGAATATCATAATTATTGTTAATAAATAAGGATGAAGTATTAGAGTAATAGAATGTATTTAGCATGTAATCATTATTATTTAAAATAAATCCTTTATTTGTTAAAAAATTGCGTATAGAATTAAATGTTCTATCAACTCTTTTTATAGAATAAACATTATTTGAATTTTCATTAATATGGGGTGAAAAAAGTTGATTTTTTATTGTATTTTCAGGAATAGTAATACCTTTTATGATATTTTTAATATAATCGATTGAAAAGTTAATATTATTAGTATAATTTTGTAAGTTTAGAGGATTTCCGTGATTTATGTTTAAAGAATTTAGGATAGTTGCTGGAAAAATTTCTTCGGCTTCAAAATCAATATGAAATGTATTATTTTTAGTAACTTTTAGGTAAATCTCACTAATTTTTTTAAATAGTGATTTTTCAAAAAATTGTCCTTCAGTTTGTCCTCCACATAGAGTATTATTATTAATAGAATCAAATAGTTTTAGTAAAAGTTCATTTTCATGTAAATTTTTTTTAAAATTATGCCAATCAATATCTTCATTATATTTTACGATTTGAAGACCATTTTTATATTGATTTATATAGTGAATAGCACCTTTTTTAATATATAATTCATTAGATGCACAAAAAATGAAGTATTTAAATTCAATATTTTTATTTATGCAGTAATTAAAATTAGAAACATGATAAGCTAATAAATCTTCACCAGGTGAATAGTTAATATTAGTATAATTAAAAAATAAATTATGATAATTACTATTTTCTTTTTGGAATGATGTAAATTTATTATTAATATGTAGAATTATTTTAGAATTAGGATTAAAATTAAATATATTTTCTATTGTATTATTTATAACATTTTGTTTTTCATGAACGGGAATTGAAAATAATAAATTAGTACTATTATTTATATTATTAATAGTAATCATGATATTAGTAAAAAAAAAATAATGATAATTAAACAATCTTTAGTATTTTTTATAATTTTTTTTTGATTTTTCTAGGTCTTCAATATTATCAATATCATCAATATCATTCATAATAAAAGGGAATATTTTATTACCAGACATAGAATTAAGATTAGTAATAGTTTCAGTTTTGATTAGGTCAATACATCCATTATGTATATAAGAGGTTTCAAACAATTGTCGAGGCATATTATAAGGTTCCTTCATACCATTATATTCTTTGTAGTAAGGAGTAAGAGTATTATTTTCAATATAATACATTTTTTGAGGAAGTTTATCAAAAGCACATACTGTTCTAAAACTATCATAATTATGAATATTATTTTTAAAAGTTTCAATACAAGTATTTAAAAGTTTTAAATTTCTATTTGGATATGTTGGTCTAAGGTGTAAGATAATATCTGGTAATATTTCATTATGTTCTTTTAAGTAATTAATAAAATGTTCAAAAACTTCTAAGTCAGTTGATAAATCTTGTGCAATATTAGAAGGGCGTATAAAAGGAACTTCAGCGTCATATGATTTACAAATTGAAGCATATTTTTCACTATCAGTGCTTACAAATGTGCGTTTAATAAATTTGGAGTCTTGGCTAATTTTAATACTATGATAAATTAATGGGAATCCATTATAGTCAATAATATTTTTATCTTTTATACCTTTTGAGCCAGATCTTGCTGTAATTAAAGAATATATTAACATATATTAAATTAATAAAATTATTTTAAGTAATCGTTTATAAATTATAAAATAAATAGGATAATAGATTAAAATGAATAATAATAAAATAAATAAAGAAGTTGATACAACAGATGAAGTTGATACAATAGATGATAAAGAAGTTGATACAACAGATGAAGTTGATACAACAGATGAAGTTGATACAACAGATGAAGTTGATACAACAGATGAAGTTGATAAAACAGATGAAGTTGATACAACAGATGATAAAGAAGTTGATACAACAGATGAAGTTGATACAACAGATGAAGTTGATACAACAGATGAAGTTGATACAACAGATGAAGTTGATACAACAGATGATAAAATAAATAATAAAAAAAAGATAGTATTATTTGATGTAGATGGTACGCTTACACCAGCAAGACAAAAGGTAAGTACTGAGATGAATAATTTTTTAAAAGAGTTAAGAAAGAAAATGAATATTGGAATTGTTGGTGGTTCAGACATAGAAAAACAAAAGGAGCAAATGGGAAATAATATAGTAAATGAAGTAGATTATGATTTTCCAGAAAATGGTTTAATTGCGTTCAAAGATGGAAATATAATAGGAAAAACATATTTCAAGGATTATATAGGAGAAGAGAATTTAAAGAAATTAATAAATTTTTGTTTAAAATACATAGCAGATATGGATATACCTGTAAAAAGAGGTACATTTATAGAATATAGAAGTGGAATGCTAAATATTTCCCCAATAGGAAGAAATTGTACTAAAAAAGAAAGAGATTATTTTGAATTGTATGATTCTAAACATAATTTAAGAAAAACATTTGTTGAAGTATTGAAAAAAGAATTTAAGGATTTAAATTTAACATATTCTATTGGAGGACAAATATCATTTGATGTATTTCCGAAAGGATGGGATAAGACATATTGTTTAAGATATTTGGATGAATCAGATTTTGATGAAATATATTTTTTTGGAGATAAGACATTTGAGGGTGGTAATGATTATGAAATATTTACGCATGAGAGAGTAAAAGGTTTTACTACAAAGGGTCCGGAAGATACGATGAATCAATGTAAAAAGTTATTTTTCGATAATATATAAAAATAATAATATACTTTAAATATAATGGTATATTTAGTATATGATCCATTTACTAAAAATCATAAATTTTTAATAAATAATTTAAAACATAATTTAAAAGTATTTAATCAAAAATTGGATGAAATACATGAGATAAATGAATGTGAAGATAAAGAGAATACATATATAATTTTAATAAATCATATGTTTTTGATTGAAAATAATAAAGCAAAAAAAGATTATTATAATTTATTAAAAAAGAAGAATAAGATTTTATACATAACAGAGCCATTAGAATTATTAATTGAAATCAAATTTTATATAAAGATTATTAATGAATTAAAGCCGTTAAAAGTATATACATATTGTGAAGAAAATTTAATAAAAATAAAACCTTTGTGCAAATATATAAATTTTTACCCAATAAATAAAACATATTTCAAATTTTTAGATATGAATGGACCAATGTATAATGATAAAGATTTAACAAAAATAGTTTTTATAGGTAAAATGAATAATTATAGAAATAAAATAAAGGAGTTATTTAAAGATGATTTAATAATTATTGAGGATAAATACAATAAAGAAGAGTGGATTGAAATAATAAAAAAGTATCAATATTTTATTAATGTGCATAGAAGACCTAATAGTAAATGTTTTGAGTCAATGAGAATATTACCATTATTATATAATGATTGTACAATAATAAGTGAGCATGTAAATAAAAAAGAAGAAAGTTATTTTAAAGAAGGTAATATATATTTTTGTAAATTAGAAGAAATGAAAGATAAATTTGAAGAAATTAAAAGTATAAGTTTTGGGGATATAGTAAGAAAATCACGAAATACAGAATATAATAAATTTATAAATATGAATATATTTTTTGGTAATTAAATGTTGTATATATATATATGGTAAATAAGAAAATAGAAACAAAGTATATAAAAGGAAAAAAAGAAAATAAAAGAATACCAAAAAGAGAAGTTAAAAAAAAAAATTTATGTAAAAAAGGAGGTAATGATTTCCCGTTTGAAATGCCAGAATTATTAGTATTTTCAGATAATAATAAAGAATTTCAAGGATTAAAACAAATGTCTAAACTAACAGAACTAGCAAAAAGTATGAAAAATTTACAAAGCTCAAAAGGAACACAGAATACACAGGGAACACAAGGATTACAAGGATTACAAGGATTAAAAGATTTACAAGGATTACAAGGATTAAAAGATTTACAAGGTCTTCAAGATATATCAAAATTATCTAATATATCAAAAGTTGGTGGAAAAAAAACAAAACCAAAGACAACAAAACCAAAAACAATAAAACCAAAGACAACAAAACCAAAAACAATAAAACCAAAGACAACAAAACCAAAAACAATAAAACCAAAGACAACAAAACCAAAGACAACAAAACCAAAGATTACAAAACCAAAAAAAATGTAAAAGTAGATATATCAATTAATTAAATTAATAAGATCTTTGTAACCATTTTTGTATATAGGCTATTTGTTCTTCGTTTGTATTATATATTTTAAATTCCATGTCATTATTTTTTAAATGTTTTAAATAAGATTTAGGGACGATATATTTTTTTTTAAAAAGGTTATAAATATTTTTATAACTTTTGACAGTTGATAAATTATCATTAACAATATTAATTTTTTTATTTAATATTTTACTTAATATATTATCCCAATCATCAATATCTTTATATAAGATTTTTATAAAAATTTTATTATTTTTTTCATAAATATTGTATTTATTTTTGAAATCAAATTTATTAAATAAAGGAATATTATAATTAGTTAATACACTATTTATAGAATGATATTCTTCAATAGTATTTAAGTATTTTAAGTTAAATATATGAATTAATTTTTGTATAGATAAATATTCATAATTAGGTACAAAAGTGTGTATATTTTGAAAAAAAGAAGATATTTTTCTTTCAATTGGTGTTCTATAAGAATCAATTATAAATAATTTTTTACATTTAGATGATAAGTTGATGGTATCATATAAAGAATCTGATTTAAATTGTAAAATATAATCATATTTACTATGAATTTTAAGACATTTAAATCCAGAATTTTTAAATGATGAATATAATGTGCTGCTTCCACATTTGCCGCCACACATAACGAGTATATCAATATTATGAGTCATATTAGTATATACATATATAAATAAAAATAGAATTTATAAAATAAAAATTTACATATGTTCATTTAATTTATTTAATATATCAGGAAATTTTGTTAAATTTGATTGTAAAATATTAATAAAAGAAGATTTAAAACCATTATTAAAAAAATCAAAATATTTTTCGAATGCATCTTTATCTTTTAATAAATTAATATAATCTATAATATTACAGTTTGATATAAAATCTTTAATATAAATTTCAATGTGCATATTATGGTATATATTAAAATAATAATCTATAAATAATGGACCATTCTTTTTTATAGTATCTAATAACTTAGTCCCCACTATTAAACCTAATTTTGAACCTAAATCATGATAACTATTATGTAAATAAAAATGATTTAAGTTATATATGGTATCTGTTTTTTTAAAACTATTTATTTCAGGTGAGTCATTATATTGGTTAGAAAAATGATTAAATTCAGTTTTGGATCTTTTTAAGTTAAAAGTTTCTTGTTCTAAATTTCTTTTCATAAGTACATCTTAACAAATAAAAATGAATAAACAAAAATAATTAAAAAGTATAGGATATATAAATTAAATTATTCAATTTTTTTATTGATGTATAGTATATGTTAAATATAAAAACAATTGGAATATGTATTATAATTTTTGTATTAATAACAATATTTCAGAAAGAAAAATATTATAATTTTTATCCTACAATACATGTTTATCCGAATAATCAAAAAGAAGTTTTAGTAGTAGAAAAATATATAAAAAAGAGAAATAAGGAAATGGTAAAATTTTATGAATTAACAAATGAATCAATAATTTATGCTTATATACCACATGTAAAAGAAACAAAGCAAGAATTATCCAATTTAATAACTAAAAAAAGATTTGAAATATTATTTTTCAAAAATTTAATAAATAGAGCACGTCCTAAGAAAGTAAAACATGATTTAGATGCATTTTATTCATATACAGGATTAACACCATCATATCCAGCAGGGCATGCGTATCAAGCATATTATTTGACGAAATATTTATCAAAAAGATATCCAAATAAAAGGGATTTATTTGAGAAAATAGCAAAAAAATGTGATTTATGTAGAGTTTATGCGGGTATTCATTATCCAAGTGATGGACAATTTTCAAAATATTTAGTAGATTTATTTTATAATTAAAAGAATGAATAATTATATGCTTCATAGCATTGTTGAATTTCATCTGTACATTTAGCGCTTACTTTAACACCAATAATTTGTCCATTGAAATTTTTAGGATAATTAATAGTAATTTCGCAATATTTTCCTTTACTATAACCAACAAACATATTTAGAATTCTTTTTTTACCACGACTAATCATTCTACTAGATGCGATTATAGCTTTAATGACGTAGTTTGAATCATTTTTAAAGAAATAACATCCAGGAAAGAAATCATCTGTTTTCATATCCCAATAACCAAATTGTTTTAGTTGTTCAGTTGTTGATAATGTATAAAATTTTTTCATTCTATTTTTTGAGAATACACTTATATCATCTTTATTAAGTAATATTTGATTATAATCAACACCAATACAACGTGCTTCATAATAATGGACCCATTTTTTATAAGAAGATTCACAATGATTTAGTGTAGCTTTCCAGAAGTCTTTTGGTGAATGTGCTTTAACATAAGCTAATTGCCAAACAAGTTGAGCATAAGAGTATGCGTGAGATTTACAAAAGCTATATTTTCTCAAATTTTTTAATTTATTTAGTACTTCATTTTTTTTTTTATCACTGTGCATAGATAATTCTATTGCTACTTCGGCAATAGTAGTTTCATCACCTTTTGCGAATCCTCTTCTATATTTATCAGCTAAGTCTTCATCGCATTTAAGTGCTTTACTAATAATATCAATAGCATCGTCATCAAATACGAATTTATCTTGTAAATCTTCAACTTCTTCAAAGTTACGAGCATCTTTTGCAGCTGGACGAATAATAGATAAACAAATGGCTATTTCATCAACAGTTTTTGGTTTAATCTTCATAAATGATTTACGTATTAGTGGTGATTCAGCGAATGTTAATCCAATATTGTCACCGTTCATTAATAATTGTTTTGTTTTAATATCTTCACAATGTTTTTCAAAGTTAATATTTTTAAAACCGATAGACTGATATAATTGAGCTAAAGCACGACTAGACAATATGTCTATTTTAAATTGGTTATTATCAGATATGTCATGTTTATTAAGTACAATTTGACATAGTCCATTTTTATTGCTTTCTTTATGTATTTGCTTTAGTTTTAATTCTTCTGGGACTCCTTCAGGGTAATAGACAATACCACCACAATGTAATGAAAAGCATCTAAAAGTACCATCTAATTTATTTACATTTGTATCCAAGTCTTTTTTTTGTTGTTTATTCAAGTTAGATATAACATCATTGATGTCATATTTAGAAATAAATCCACGAATACCAATGGAACGTAGTCCTTCTCTTTTTGCAGATTTTTCGTGATAATAAACATGATTACTAATACGTGCTATTTTACCAGGCCATTTCATTTGTAATTTAAGAAAGACTTCATCACGCATATTATAAGGAAAGTCAAAATCAATATCAGGTAAATTATTACGATATTTATTTAAAAATCTGGAAAATTTAATATTATATTTAATTGGATCTACGTGACTAATACCAACTAAATAACATACTAAAGATGAACCACAAGAACCTCTTGTAACATGAGGTATATGTTTAGTCATTTTCAGGATTTCTAAAGCACGCATAATATATCCAATTAATTTTTTAGATTCAATCATATTTATTTCATGTTTTAGTCTATCTTTATAAATTTGTTCATTTGGTAATGTTCTTATCATAGATTTATACAAATCATTAACAGTATAATCAGATTCATCTCGATTACATATTTCAATTTTACGTTTAATATTATCATTTTTCAATAATTTCAATGTATGGATCATTATTTTTTGATGAGTACCAATTTGATAATTATAAGACCATGGAAAAATATCTTTAGGTATTTCTAAATATTCACTCATTTTATCTATGATTTTAGTTGAGCTTTTAGCTTTTATGTCAATAATTAATCCTGATTTTTTAATATTATTTTTATCTTTTCTTAATACGCGACCAATACATTGAACGAAAGTTTTACAATATCTATTTTGTACGAAGTCTAAAAAAACGGCACAATCAAGATTTTTAATATCACTCCCTTCTCTATGTTTTCCAGCACAGAAAAGTAATGCTTTTTCATTTTTATTTTCAAATTCTTCAAAACTGTGAAAATCATTTATTTCAACACTTGTATCAATACAAATTAAATAATCATGAAAATATTTGTTCCATAATTTTGCATAATTAATGCATGATTCAATCATACCACACCAAATAATAACTTTTTTATAAGGCATTTTATCAATTAATATTTTAACATTTTGAATAATTAAATCTTGATTCATATTTTCGTCTGATTTAAACCAATGAATAGTGGGTTGTACAATAACATCGTCAATATATGCATTATAAATAGAATAATTGCTTAAAATTTTTTGGAAAGGTTCAAAGTTAGTATTTGGAGTAGCGGAGAATCCTAACACTTTTACATTAGGATATTTTTGAAGCATATAAGAATAATAATCACGAGTACTCTGATTGTTGATGGTATGACATTCATCGTGAATAATTAAATCAATATTGATATTTATTTTTTTAAATTTATCATTAGATGTTAAAAAAGAGCGATTAATAATGGTTAATGTAGATTTACCCCAAAATCTACTTGTATTAACACTATTAAACCAATCTTGTTGTTTATGGTCACTATAATTTAAAATATGAAATTTTTTAAAAACGTCTTCATAGCCTCGTTCTTTAAGTGTTTTACTTGAGAATTGTTCAATTAATATAGATTTTCTTTCACAAATCCAGAATATATTTGTATGTTTATATTTTTCATTAAATGCTAGAATTAATTGAAGTGCGACCCAAGATTTTCCAGTTCCTGTAGCATGAAAATGTATTCCAGATTCAAAATTATTATTTAATGTTATATTTACTGCATTTTGTTGATTTTTACGCAGCATATTTTTAGAAATATCATATAATAATGTTAATATTATTTTAAATAATATTGTATTAAAATATTATTTTTAAAAAAGATTTACAAAATTAAATTTTTATAAGTATTAATATGAGGTTATTCACCATTAAGTTGTAGTATTTCTTTTACAGTAAGTATTTTTTCATCCCAAATATCATTTTTAATATGTTTCCATAAAACAATTTTATCATCTAGTTCTGATTGAAATTTAATAGTACTAGATATATACCAATTTTTTCCATTATCATCTCCTGTATTATTGATAACTATACCATTTTTAAAATAATTTTTGTTACCAATAATTGTACATAATTCTAAATAGAAATCATTATAGTCAATATTGTCTTCATCAGAGATAATACTATCTTCGTCTGAAGAAATAAAAAAATCTATTGAAGATGTATCATGACTACAAGGTGTTCTAAATAAAGGTTCTTTTTGTTGTGTTTCATTGATATGTAATGATAAAAAATTAAATGGACAACATCTTCTTTTTTTAGTTACAACCATACTATAATTTATTAAGTGATTTTTAAAAATTGAATATAAATATTTCAATTTTTATATTAAATATAATAATATGAAAGAGATTGAATATGAAGATACAATATTTAAGGTAGGTAAAAATTCAGCAGAAAACTGGGAATTATTAAAGGAAAATGAAAAATATTTATGGTTTCATTTAGAATCATTTCCGTCATGTTATGTTGTATGTTGTTCTGAGGAACCAACAAATGATATGATTACATATGGTGCAAAATTATGTAAAGAAAATACGAAGTATAGAAATTTTAATAATATAAAGATAAGTTATACTCCATTGAGTAATTTAAATAAGGCAGATAAAGTTGGTGCTGTATATATAAAGAGTAATAGGAAGGTTAAAAAGATAGGGATTTAAGTATAAATAGAATTAAATATAATTAGAATTATTTATTTTCAAGTTTTCAGAAGGAGTTTGAATTTCTTTATCATTCATAGCTATAGTTACATATATATTAGGTAAATCATCATAGTGTATATCTTTTACTGTACATTTAGTCATATTTTTATAAACTAGTTGTTGATTTTTCTGTATATGAACATAAATTATATAAAGTACTCTATATTTGCCTTCATAAACTTCACTACAAAGTCTAAATTCATGTTTAATAAAATATTTTGGGATAATAGGCATAAATGTATCACAATGAAAGTCTTTATCAATTAAAGTAATATGAAGTTTATTGATTATATTTCTATCAAAAAATGTTTTATAAATAGTTGAACCACCAATAACCCAATTTATATCATAATTTTTAGTATTTAAATATGAAATAAGTGAGTCAATTGATTCAAAGCTTTTAATTTCATAGTTTCCTTTTTTTTCATCAATTTTCAAAGTTGAAGAAATAATATAATTATGTCTATTATTAAGAAAATTTATACTATTCCATGTATTTTTGCCCATAATAACTGAATTATTACCATTACCAATTGTTAATTTTTTAAATCGAACTAAATCTTCTCTAAGTTTCCAAGGAAGTTGATTATTTAAACCGATTCCTTTATTTCTACTAATGGCGGCAATAGCATTAAATATCATTAATATAGACATATATAAAAATAATTATAAGTAATTAAATTTAAAAGAAATACATTAAAATATTAGTTATATATAGGTAATGAGTACTAATAATACAAGTATGACATCAGATAAATTTTTAGAATTAGCTTTTCAAGATACACCACCTGTAGATTATAACACAAATAATAGTAATATTGAAGAATTAAATAAAATATTTGCCGTTCATACTGTAGTAAAACCAGAAGGAGGAGCTAGTGGTGCTAGTATATATTTACTATTTGATAAAAATAAAAACTTAAAATATGTATTTAAATATAGTGTGCTAGCTTCTAAATATATTAACAAAAAAAGACAAAGGTCAAATAATACTAATTCAAACAATTCAATAAGTTCAAATATTTCAAATATTTCAAATATTTCAACAAGTTTATCATTAAATAAACAACATAATAAAAGTAAATATAACGGTGATCAAAAATATGTAAGGACAATTAGAGAAAATTATTTAAGTAAAAAATTTACAGAAATCCAAATAAATGAAAAAGAAAAGATAACACCAAAAGCAATAGAAATAGGATTCTTAAAGGATTTTACACTTATTATAAAAGATCAGAAACTTATAATAAACCCAGAAAAAGATGAAATTGATACACTAGAAAAACAAATATATAATTTTAAAAAAGATAAAAAACATACTAAAAATGAAAAAAAAGAAT